ATAGTCTGCGTAGCTCGGTCGCGCATAGCACCGAAGCTAGGGGAGAGACTTGGCTGAGGTGTTGAACCAAAGAGATCCCGCATTGGAACATCGGCCTTTCCTCGGATTGCGACAACAGATCCAGGCTCAGAAGCGTCCCGCATGGCCGTCATTACAGATTCAGGGTCGTCCACAAGAGCTGTCTGAAGTAACGTGACGGGAATCGTAGACTGCGCGTGCCATAGCTCCAGCGTGTCGAGCTCGTTGAGTCTCTGCTGCAGGCTGGAGATAAGAGCAATGTCCGACAGACCTCCCAGGTCCTTCATGTTGTCGTTGAAACTCAGAATGGAAAAGGGATTGCGGACGTTGGCGTAGGGCAGTTCGCCCGAAAACAAGGGCTCCTCGATGCCGCTTAGAAGGTGGTAGTACTTCCCCTCCTCGAAGTCGTAGAACTCATAGACCGTAACCCAACTAAAAACGTCCTTAGACGCCTCGTTTAGAAGGCTGCTGTTGCCGCTCAAGTCGCGCAGCCATGATGGGTAGCCGCCATAGCTTGCGTCCTTTGATGCCGTTTGACTGTAGAAGCCTCCCTTCTTGCCGGACTTCTTGACTCTCTTTTTGAACTCCGCCTTCGTTAGAACGGTAACTTCGATGAGATAGCGGATGTCCTGCCAGCTGCGAGCAGACATATCAAAAAAGATATACCTGGGGTCTACTACCTGATACTCGACAGTCTCTCTTGCGAAGCTCCAGACGCTCTTAATAAAGCCGCGCCCGCAAATGGCTGTGCTTACTGCCAACTTCCAGATGCTCTGGTGCAGCTTCTGTCTGTAGAAACTGTCGTTGATGAGAGCTTCGCGGAACCTGCCGGCCTCGGCGTTCTCGTTTCTTCGAGCTGTAACGCTCACCTTGGGGTTAGTGGGGCAGACGTTAGCCACCATCGTGTCGATGTAGGCGTAAGGATAGTTCGTCTCGAAGTTGATCTCGTCGTCGTCAATGCCTGTCTCGGCAACGAAGGCGCCAGTTGGCGCATCGAAGTTCTTCTCCCAGTATTGACCCACATACCACCTGCGCCAGGCGTCCCACATTTGGCGCTCGCCTCCTGCTTTTCCCTGGTGCGTGGTGATAATCCCTTGAATTTGCTGGTGCGTTAGGCCCATTAGTCTTCCTTATTTTCTTTCGCGATATTCCCCATGTTTAAGGCGAACTGAGCCTGCTTGATGGTCTCCGCGTCGAAGTCTTTCTTGTTGGCCAGGACGTGCTTGGCATACTCTTGGACGTTGTCGTAGCCAGCTGCCTTGGCCTTACGGGTGAACTCACCCTTGGTGCCCTTCTCCTCCATCTTCTTGTCTGCTTTCTGAAGCCACTTCTTGGCTACGCCGTCCCGAAGTTTCTTTAGCTTGTCGCCGTCGCCTTTCATATCATCTCCTTTTCGCCCGTCTTACCGAGCGGTATTTTCTTTTAGTTCCTGTGCTTCTCTTGCGGTCTCGCTCTTGCTTTCTATAGGCTTGAACCTGGTCCCACGTCAAATCCTTAAACATTACGACGTTGCTGTCTGCAGGCACCTCGGTGTTCTTAGCCCTCACAGGCAAACGCCTTGCACCTACTATAGCCATCTGGAGCGCAGAAATCTTGTCCCAGTGATGACGGGACCTGCGCTTGGCGCCTATCTGGCCCTTCAGCATTTCAGAGACAACCGTCGTTTCGGTGCGCTTGTCGTGCCTGTAAGAACACAACTGGGAAAAAGTGTCCTCGTCGTTAATGACGAGCTCCTCTATAAGAGCATCTTGCAGCCAACCCACCATCTCCTCGAGCTTCTTGCCTGTCGAAGTGAGCCCTGCTTTGTAAGGTTTCTCGTAATACAGGTTGCCATAGTCGGCCTGCTTGGCAAGAGCTATCGTCGCAGCTCCCACACCGTTGCTTTCGATCACTACAAGCGCTCTGTTGAACTTCTCGGCTACCTCAAGCATCTTACGAGTGAAGTCGATGGGGTCGCTGTGGTCGGCAAAGCACGCAACCTGCGTCCACTGCCCTTCATATACCTTGAGAACCTGAAAGGCTGCATGATCTCGCGCAGCATGGCCGGCAGGATCGACCCCCACGACGTACATGGCCCCAGGCTCGGGAGCCTCATACTCCAAATAAGGCGGCGACCACTTCTCCATCTTGCATTTACGGTGTTTTTCCAGCATCGACTCGCCGAAGATGGCCCTCAGCGTGGAAATCCAGCAGGTTACGTCGTCAAATGGGTAAAATACCCGAAATAACTCGGGCTCTCTGCGGATCTGGACGTCCGTGTTCATTACAAAACGCCTGAACGACAGATTTTCGCGAGTCAGGCCGAGCTCACCGTACTTACTCATCAGACCAACCTCTTCGTTGGTCAGCCTGTCGCCCTTATGCCAGGGCCTTACGTTCAGTTTGCCGTCCCAAAACGGAAAGAAAGCATACACCCACCGCCCGCTACCCTTCTTTGCGTCCATACATTGGTCGTGCCACCAGTCTCCAGCGTTCAGTGGCGTCGATTCAAGCACCATGAGGCTGCGGTCACGGTTAATCATGGAAGGATATATCAAGGAAAACTGACCCTCCGGATCCGTCCAAAACGGCAGCTCAGAACCGTGAAAGGAATCTGGGCTCTGACCAATGCCCACAGATCCGCTCTCGCCGCTCATGACGCGCATCTTTCCGCCGATATTGTCGTCAAAAGAAAGCTGACGTACCTCTCTGGTTGCAGCTGTCTTGGTGCGTAGGGCCTCGGGCCACCTGGAATGCGTGTAATGTACGCGCTTGTGCAAATACTCAGCGCGCTCCCTGGTGTCCGCAATACAGACATGATCCATGCCAGGGGTATACGCAGTCTTGGCGTAAGCCACCAACTCGGAGGTAAGGCTCTTGCCGCCCTGACGATAGCCTAGTAGCACCAACCACTTGGTCTGACCGTGCTCCGTTAATGGAGGGCGCCCATAATAAGACAAGATAGTGGACTGCAGATTCTTCGTAATGCGATACGGGTCGTAGTTAACAGGCATGCCGCTAGCCTGATCTTGTACCTGGCCGTAGGCCCTCAAGAGCGCCCCAGGTGTAGGCTTTGCCTTAGCCTTGGCCAACTCAGGCGCCTACTGCTTCCAGGTCGGTGACCTCGGTCTCCGTATAGGTCGCCTCAAGCACAGGAGCCTCCTCCTGTACTGCGATAAGCGCGTTCAATAAATCCGAGTACGCCTCGCCTGGCGTTCCGTTTGCTGTGTTCTTAGCAGCTAAAGCTGTCATCATAATCTCAGCCCATCTGGCAGCGGCATCGGCAACGCATGGGGCTATGTTTCCGCACAATACCTCCACCATGACGCGCTGAGAAAATGTGACGAGTTCGTCGTAGTTCGTAACTGGGTTTTCCGAAAAGACCTTCGCTAATAGCTCACGACTTTCAGGCGTAACCTTGTCGAGCCACTCAATATAAGTGTCCGGATCGAACTTCGACCTACCCATATCTACTCCTCCGTGTCCCAGGGTTCACGCTCTACCTCTTCCTCTTCGTCGAGGGACTCTAGAAACATAGCCTCTTGATATATTTCCTCCTCCTGCTCGTCTAGATACTGCTCCTCGTCCTCGGGCATTGGAACCTCGTTTCCGTCAGCGTCTATCACCGTGCGTTGGATCGGGGTTCGACAATAGTAAAACATACCCATATCAACTCCTAATCCCTAGACTCACAAACAATAACATACCCGCCAATCCGACGAGGGCCAACACGCCGGGGGAACTCGCCACCATGAGCAGCCTGACGAAACAACGGAGAAGCCATAACTCTCTTCAAATCCCGAGAGGCCAACATCAATGGATTGCCTGTCAAAACCATCTGCAAACGAAGCCTCTCAATAAGCGTCTCGTCCATGCCTAACGTGGGAACAAATAAACCAAAATCCAAGTTCATTAGCCACAGCTGCATACAGGGTTCCTTCAATAGACGCTCCACAGCACTTACCATGTGACTAACCACAGCTCGCTCACCTACGCCCACCGTCTCCTTGATCTCCTGAATAGATAATCCACAGGCATAGGAAACCAAAGTCGCCACATCATGCCCATACCACCATTCGTCCATAGGACGACAGCCTAACTGTATAGCGTTAGCGACCTCCCACGGAGTAGGAACCTCAATGCCCCATGCCTGATGCACATCCCCTGGCCAGCTGCGAGGGGCGCGAAAACTGCGGGGAGACTTAAGCCACTCTCCTATCGCCGTCGTTGACTCTAGCCAACTCGTCAGCTCGTCGTCCCGATGCTCGCGATGACCGCTGTACCACCAGAAACGCTCGCAACGCAGCTGCTCAGAAGCACACAACAAACTCACACGGTTGAAACGATGACGACTTAACTGACGGCCGTCGCTAGGATCATGCAAAACAATGTGGCAAAGCAGATCCGCACGACGCTCACGCTTGCGCGCACGCCCTGCCAAAGAACCTAAACAACCGCCT